GATGAAAGTCTGAAATTATATTTCCCATACAAGGATTACAATATAAAGTCCGGTGACAAGTTTGTCCTGCTTTATATTGATATGCCGGACGTTTATATTCAGGCCGCTTCACAACGGTTGCTTGCTACCGCGAAAAAATATCTTGCAAAGAATGACTATGTGCGCTATTCGTATGAACCGAAGGTGGATGATATTTTCATGGCACGCCAACATGATGAGGCTGTTGCAAGGGGGGAAGCAAGCATACATGATACTTTGAAAGAAGGGGACTTGATGCTATTCACTGATAGCGATCTTGGTATTGAAGGCAGCATCATTATTGATACCCTTATTATCAAAGAGGGAGAAGATATGATACCGAAGTACACTATGACACTTCGGGAGGAAAAGGCTGTTGGATCGCTTGAAAAAATCCAAAATCAGATAGACTCTATTGCAGGTGGTGGGCAGGGAACCGGCGGCTTGAATACCCAACAGATACAGTCTATCATCCGTTCACTGGGCAATCAGCTTTTTCTTTCGCGCACCCACAATGATACGGCAGCTGGGCTTATCGGCTTCTTAGCCGGTGCTATCTTTGGTGCAAGCGGTTTTGCAGAGGGTTTGACCGGCTTTGGGGCGAAAATAGACAGCATGGGACGTGGGTATATGGAAAGCCTCACGTTACGCAGGTTTTTAGAGGTGCCGGAATTGCGTTTTAACCGTGCTGAAATTGTGCTTGGTGACAAATGGCGTTCTCCCGGTGCTGGAATTATAGAGAGTGTTGAGCCTGATTATGATGCTGATGGTAACTTGCTACGTTCCGGGACAATAAGTTTGAAATTACAAGACGGTGAAATAGGTGCTGTGGCTGTGGATGATATTTGCATGGGGTATTTCCATGACTATGAAACGCCGGGGAATAATGCGGTATCTGATATAGATGATAGCCGTGGCAACCGTATGTTTGCCGGTTTCTGTACAATCTATTTTCGTATTACAGAAATATTGGATGCCGGAACAAACAAAAGGTTTCGCTATGTGCTTCGTGGTGTTTCTGATCGTTGGCAATATTCTTTCCATCCGTGTGAGGCTTTGCATTTTGTCGCTTATGGCAACTTTACAAACAAGGAACGCCAGACTTCCGCTTATGAGACGAGGACATACCGCCGTTTCTTGGTAGGGGTAAATGACTGGGAGTTTACAAAGAGTATGGTTGCAATGCAGGATGGGGATTTGAGCAATCTCAACATCTTCGGGTTGGATATGACCGGTTATTCTGCTTATCTGAATAACATTTATATGACCGGCACAATCGAACAGTTACAGATAGATGTACCGGTACGCATTGAGATTGATACGCAAGGTGACAATTTTCTTGCTTATGGTGAATCAATGGAAATTACTTGCAAGGTCTTTAAAGGTTGGGAGGATATTACAGACACAGTTAGACAATGGGCTATCCGAAGGGATAGTGGAGATACCGCCGATGATGAAGCTTGGAATATCAAGCATAAGGATTTCAACGGTTCAATAACGATACATAACACAAAGGAAATTAGTGATTTAGGAAATAATTCAGTAACAGTGGTAAGTACCTTGTTTACCATAACGGCAACAAATGATACTGCATCAGTAGAAGCAATTGTGACGATATGATAGAGAGTGAAAAGAAAAGAATCAGAAAAGAGTTTCAACCGCTTACGATTGCAGTAAGCTTGAAGATAATGACACCGAACAGTCCGGCCAATCAGGTCTATAATCCGGTGGCAAATGAATATGATCCTGACCGTGGGGTTACTCCACTGGTGATTTTACCGGAAGTCATAGCGAATGCCGCTGACGGTAGCTGGGATATGCCTTATGTTAATTCTTTGTTGGCAGAAATGAACTGGTTTGCTAATGGAGAGAATATTTCTGCAATCAGTTCATGGAATGGGAAGTACAGTATAGATACGGTTGGAGATACACGCGGTGCCATTACCATAAGCAGAAATGTGGCTCCGGGTGAAAGTTTTGAGTTGTATTTTGAAGGTCTGATAGCTGATACCCGGCTTGGGGTGAATATTCCCGTTAAGACTGACTCTATCATGTTGACAACGGTAGATAAGAGTGAAGATACCTACGGTTTGTCTATTGGGGATAGTCAGATAATCCAGTACAATCCATTTCTTGACAAGCTTTTGTTGTATGATTACAAGGTAGCCAACAATTTGATTTCCGCATCTACGGCCAATAGGAATGCAGCTTTGGATGAAAATTCATACGAGCGCACCATTCCACTTATGGTAACAAAGGGAGTGAATAAAATAACTACCGGATATACAATTGAACTTTATCAGGTGAACAGCATATCAAGTCAAACAATGCTGACTACCGCAAACCATGAAATAGTGGCTTTGTCCTTAACCAGCCTGATAATGGACTTGCGTTTGGTCGAGAAGGGGGATTACTTGCTGTTGGTGAAGGTTGGTGGAAAGGAGGTTGCAAGACAGCAATTCTCCGTCAATCGTGTTTATCCAAAATTTACGTGCATACCGGCAAGTCAGACTTCCATCAATCCTGATGAAATCCTGCATAGGAATATAGCTATGGTACAGTGGAATGGAGAAATTGTGCCGATACCGGCACCGATTATCCGCATGGTATGGTTTACGGACAGTGCAAATAAGACCGGGGTACAATGGCAGGAGGGGGAAAAAACTGTGATAATGTTGGATGGAACCGGTATTGGTGAAACTTATCTTGACGATTGGTTGGACGTGTACATTAAGGCCGAGCAAAAAAAGGCTTTCTCTGTATTGACTGATGGGACAAATGAATATACGGACAGTAACGGGAACATATATATAAATAATTGATATGAGGTATGTTGTAGCAAATAAGGAAAAGGCTTTGGATGCCGGGGTTCTGTTGTTGGGGCACTTGGTAAAGGGAGAATCCATCATCTTGAATGAAAAGGAGGTAATGTGCCTGCCTTCTCTTGATGGAGAACTGGAAGATAGAATACTGTTGTTGGACGGTATCGTTTATACTAATACAAGCATGAATCAAATTATATCAGAAGGAGGTTGGGAATATGGCAGAAAATTATAGTGCCCAAAATAGCATCACGATTAAACGTCTTCGTTCCAATGACAGTCTGATGCTGACTTTTGAAAATAATGGCATTCCATTGTTTCAGGCCGTAGATGAAGAAAGTGGGGCTGTCTCTCCTGATTGGAGTATAGCTGCGAATCAGCCGGTACGGACACCCAAAGTAACTTCGGCACGTGGGTTGGCGGTCAGTTTGTCTGGTCATAGTTGGGCTTACAATGGAGTGGCTTTAAATTTTAACGGTGCGGAAAGTGGAGGTTGGAAAAAAGACAGTACGGGCAAATTCTCTTTGAATACCAGTACCGGTGCCATTAAAATTGTCGGAAACTTGGCAAGCAAAACGAATATTGCAGGAGATACATTGACTTATTCATGTGTCGCTTCTACGGCAGGTGTTGAGTATAATTTGACCGGGGAACTGCCTATTGCCATTCAGAATATGGGAGCCAGCTCTTACTATCTTGCTATTCTTGCAAGTACCGAACAGTTAACAAGCAAAGTAACAAGTTGTACTCTGACTACCAAGCTGTATGCCGGTGCCAATGCCATTACCGATTACTATATAAAATGGTATAAGGACACGGCGGCTTGGACTGATAAGAACGGACAGAAAAGTGTAACTGTTACCCGTGGTGATGTGGACGGTACCCAGTTATTCATAGCAGAAGTTTATCAGTCTTCAAGTGCTTCACAACCGATAGCACGTGCCGGGGTACGTATCATTGATACGGCAGATGAATTTCAAATTGTATGTTATATAACTTCTTCCAACAAAGAGGTTGATACCGGACAACCCGTTACAGTAAGTGCCAAGATTGTAAATATGACTACGGGGTCAACTTATACTCCTACTTCCGCATCGTGGACTATGGATGTGATGGATAAGGAAAACTGGAAGAGTTTGAAACATTCTACAACAAATTCTATATCTGTAACAACAACGGAAACTGACAGAAACGGGACTCAATATGATGTTGATGTTTTGGCAGAATGTCATTTTAATTAACATAAAAACAAAATAATATTATGGCAACTAAAGGATTAGGAAATGAAACATTGGTGACCTCCATTCTGCGTTCCAATACAGTATTGGTGGAAGTTGGTGGTAGTGTCAGACGCATTACCGTGGAAAACTTCATGAATGCTATTAATAATGGTGACGAACAAATGTTGAGGCAGGTGGCTTGGGGGATTCCAATCAAACAATCAACCCAAAGTAGCACGAACTATGGTGTGATAGGTAATACAGCCGCATGGACAGAATACAAGTTGTATTGTGGCCGTTATCTCGTAACGAATGATGGAAGGGCTGCTAAAATGTCCCCTACCAATAGTGCGGTGTTTGCTGATGGTACTGCGGTGGATGAAACCAAAGGGCATGTGATGTGGATAGGGCCACGTTTGTATTATCGTGTACAGACTGACAGTGTAAGTGGTGTACCAGTCTTATGGCTCTCGATGCTACCTATTGGCGGTGAGTTTATTGGTGGGGCAAATGGTGGAATGTATAACTGTATCGGTGCATACAAAGGCTCCATGTCAGGTAGCGCACTTGTTTCACGTTCAGGAGTTGCACCGGCAGGCAGCAAGACAATCAACGCATTTTGGAATGCTGCACAAGTGAACGGTAAGGAATGGGGACTGACCGATTACGATCAGAGAAAGCTTATTATGATGTTGGGGCTGTCCCAGTACGGAGATACCAATATTCAAGCCAAACTTGGTTATGGTGTGGGTGGTAGCTCCAGTAAAGACTTGTGGGCTGCTGCGGCAGCATTGCAAACTGGCGCAACAAAGAGTCTCGGTGACAATTGGGGCAAAATAGCTATTTCTGTGGTGAATGGAAGTAATACTGGAGTGGATTGTTCACGGGTGAACATGATGGGTATAGAAGATCCTTATGGGTGGCAGTGGGAATTTCTGCAAGGAGTATTTTGCGGTAGTTCCAACAATAGTGCTCAAAGTGGAACGGAAATTTTCATTTACAAAGGAAACCGTTTACCGACTACTGCTGAATTAGCTGCGCATCCAAATGGTGAATACAGACAAGCTACCCGTCAGACAGCTTCCGGTCAAGTGCAGGAAATAATTCTTGGGGAGCATTTTGATATTTTCCCGAAAAAGATTGGTGGAAACAGCACTTCTTATTGGGCTGATTATTCATGGGCAAACACTACTGGGCAGCTGGTTCTATGGGGCGGTAGTGCGTATGACGGTGCGGATTGCGGCCTCGCTTCTGCGGACTCGAATGTCGTTTGGTCGCTCTCGTATGCGAATATCGGCTCTCGCCTTGCGTATTTTGGGAATTTAACATTTGTTAGCGGTGCATCTTTGATGGCTGCATAATAGATTTTGAAATATTAGTTCTTTGAATTTCAATTAATTAAAACCCGTCCACCTTCTCGTTTTACGGCAAAGGATAACGGGACGAAAGCCGAAAGGCGTGGACGGTTGGCAGAGGGGAACAAGAGCTGGTTCTTTGGGGCGGTAATGCGAATAACGGTGCGAATTGCGGCCTCGCTTATGCGAACTCGAATAACGATTGGTCGAACTCGAATGCGAATATCGGCTCTCGCCATACTTATTTATCGTAGAGTAATCTGCGAGTTCTCCGAGCCATGACCTTGCAGGATTTATATCGTTGCAACGTAGTAATCAATTGGTTACGATGTCAGAAAATCAAGAATGCGGAAAGGTTGCCCAATTTGCGAAAGGCAACAAGCGGTGTTAGTAGGTTGGTTCTCGAAAGCTCCGGGCGAATTATTCAAGCAAGTAAAAACAGCTTGCAGTTATCGGAATAATTAAAATAGTCTGAACAAGACAAAATTGGAAGTATGGTGTAAATTTTAAAACAAAGCAGCAGTGAATATTGGAAGAAGTGATATTGATTGGAAGAGTCTATCGCATAATGAAATTGATAGAATTATAGCGGAAAGGATAGAGGCTGACAATAAACGGATAGAAGCAAACGGTGGAAAGAAATCTAAAAGAGCCGGGTATATTCTTGAACGTATAGCAGAGATAAATAATTTACGTGAAGCGGACAAAGAAGCACAAGATGGGAAGGTTAAGAAAAACCGCTTTATCAGGCGGCATAATCTACACCCGGAAGAAGACCTCCGAGCTTTGCAGTTGATGATCCTGACATTGGATTTTCCGGCACCGGATTATAGCGTAATGAGAGTAAAAAGTGATGCAGGAAAGGTTCGAGATATTGTCAAACAGAAATATTTCCCGTGGCGTATATTACACCATGCAATTATGAGGGTGATTGAAGAAGATGTTTATAGAAATTTGATTTATGATACAAGTGCGTGTATCAAGGGAAAGGAATTACATTTTGGAGTAAGGAGAATGAAACGTTTTCTTCACCGGTACCCGGAATACAAATGGTTCGTAAAGACTGATTTCAAAAAGTTCTATCAAAGTATTCTTCATGAGCTTATTGTTGCTGCATTGAGAAGGAAATTCAAAGATGAACGATTTATTAAATTGATCGAGATAGCTGTTTTATCGTATGACAGCGGAACAGAGTTAGTTGACGTATTGGAGAATGAAGTTGAACGGAAGAAGAGGTGTTCCGATTGGAGCATTTACAAGCCAACCTATCGGGAATTTTGCGGCAAGCCGGATAGATCATACAATGAAGGAGAAATATCGTGTCAAATGCCTGCATAGATATTGCGATGATAATGTTATGCTGGCTCGTTCTAAGGCCGAAGCGTTGTTTCTTATTCGTGCGTATGAACGGGAAAGTGCAAAAGTTGGGTTGGTAGTTAAAGCAAACAGTTGTATTGCTCCGATAGGAACAGAAACAAAAAATGGGAACAAAAAGCATAGAAAGCGAAAACGTAGTAAGAGGAAGAAGGATTAACTTTTTGGGCTATTGCTTCACGAAAGATAATGTTCGGATGCGTAAAAATATGAAAAAGAACTTTGCCCGAAAGGTGAAACGAATAAAAAGCCGGAAACGTAACCGCGAGATACGAGCTTCATACTGGGGCTGGTGTAAGTGGGGAGATTGTAAGAATTTATGGAGAACAATAACAAATAATGATATGAGTTTTGCAGATAAAGGTATCAAACAGAGTGGTAGAACAAAGGACGGAAAGAAGTTCTTCGATGTAAAAGAGACAAGATTGATGGATATTCTCAATGTCCCTATAACAGTGGTGGACTTTGAAACGAATGTGAAGACAAAGCAAGGTGAAGGTAGATATTGTGTTCTTTTTGAACAGAACGGACAACGTAGCAAATTCATAACGAACTGTTACAATCTGAAAGATGTGTTGGATCAGGCTCGCGAAGCGGAGAATAACGGTCAGAAGATTTTTCCAGTGGAAAATGTGATTGTCAAGCGGCGTTCGTTAGGTGACGGGAAGAGTGCTTATTATTTTGAAGAATAATTATAAAAATGGAGGTAATTTATGAAAAGTTATGGAACTCTTGTAGGAGAACTGCCGACTGGTATTGAATTTGTAGTTGAAGGTGCGTTGCTACGCATTTACTTCGACTTTGAGAGAAGAGAAGCTGTTCAAAAGGCCGGTTCGGAAGATGTGGTGGTTGAAGACCAGTATGTCTGTGAAAACGTGGATGTTGAAGGGGAACATGATTATGACAGTATTGTAAGTGCCATTATCATGGAACGTTATGATGCGAATAAACGTGATGCCATTTTCGCCAACTTGGAAATGGCACGTGATATGGCTTCGGAACTTGACGAAGGTAAGCGTGCCGAATATCTGAAAGAATACACTGATTATCAGAGTTATCGTATCAAGGCTAAGGAGATCGCAAAAGAAGTATTAGCAAAATTGAAGTAATCCGGTATGGAGGCGCAAGGGCATATATTAATACGAAGAAAGGCCAAAAATGGAATTGACGGTACTAATGGGGAACCGGGGAAAAACGGGCTGCAAGGCTGTATTCTCCGGCAATCCGAATGGGCTAAAGGCATAGAGTATCGCAATGACGAGGCTTTGACTTCCGGTACCCGGTACTTGGATATTGTAATTGTGACTACCGGTGCTAATACGTTTAATGCGTATAAATGTCTGAAAACTCATACGTCCAGTGATTCCATTCCGGTGACAAATACAACTTATTGGCAGAAGTTTAATTCTTTGGTGCCAGTGTACACTCCGCTTATCATGGCTCAAAATGCTATTCTACGGTTCATGCAGGGTAATCAGCTTTTGATAATGAAGGGCGATAATAAAACGGTTGCAGCAGGTCTTGTTGGTGGTGACTATCCGTTATGGGTTGGAGCTACAACACCGACTGATGCGCCATATAAGGTGAGTATAGCAGGGAAACTCTATGCGGCTGGTGCGGTTATTTCAGGTGACAGCACTTTTGAAGGTACATTGAAAGGTGTATCAGGCTCTTTTACAAGGTTGAATTGCGTGAATGCTGCTGGTGATGCGGTTGGAGGAATCAGCTTTGGAAGTGATGGAAGAATGTGGTTTGATGGTGATATGTATCATCAAGGTACTAAGGATAACCGGTCATTACGTTTCTACACTTCTGACTTATGGTGTAGAGGCGTGTTTGGCGCAAGGGAAAGAAGCATTATGGTAGTTTACGGCTCCTATGCCTATGTGTACACAAAAGGTGCTGATAAAACCGGTACTTATATACCTTTGACTTCCGGGACTTCCTCTGCTAACGAAACTTATTATACAGTTCCTTGCTATTCGCCAAGATACGATTATAACGGTGAAACTTCGGGTTTTCCAGTTGATACGGTTATATTTAGAATAACATCGAATGTAACCTACCGTTATCTTTTGAGTCTTGCCGTCACCCAAAGGATATTCGTGGTTAATGCAAATGACAATTATAATAATGTTCAGATATATGCGAATGGAACAAAGCAAACATTGAATGGCGGTTCCATGCACCATTGTATGCAGTTGGTGGATTTTATGTATCCGTCACCGAACTCTGACTGGTTGGGAAGAGGACTGATGTTCGGTGCTTCAAATAATAATGATTGGAAGTGATTATGAAAAGGATAAATTTTGAAAGAATTGAGATATTTGTTGATATTGATAAGACGAGATGTTCCGTTGAGAACTACAAGAAGGATTTTGCCAATATCATTTATCAACTTGGCAGGGGAATAGAGGCTCATGCCCTCGCATTTAAAATATTCAACTCCAATGGAGAAATTGAGTATAACGATGAAGAGTGTAATATGATTAAGGAATACGCAAGTTTATGTTCCCCAGCCTTTATTGATGCTATCAACAAATTACTATTGGAATAAAAATAATAAACGCAAACACAAAAGGATATGAACGACATTATTGAAACATTCATTCACGACCATTTGTTTTTACATTTGGTTTTGATAGCGGTAAGTATGACAGCTATCATAATCGCAATGGGGATAGATTTTATTTCGGGGATTCAGAAGGCCAAACAGCGTGGGGAACTTCGTACCTCGAAGAAGTACAAAATGACAGCGACAAAAGCGAAGAAATATTTTAATCCGTTTCTGGCACTGGTTATGATTGACCTTATATGTTGCATCGTCATTCCATTTCCAGTATTCGCTATGTTATGGGCGGTTTATTGCGTTTTCTGTGAGTTCAAATCGGTACGTGAGAAATCATGGGAAAAGGCCGAGCTTCGGAAAGCGGAAAAGACCATGAGTATAATCATTGAGAATAAGGACGATATAGCACGACTGGCCGCACAAATATTGTTTGAAACACAAAAAGAAAAGGAGGATAAAAATGACACGGGGACTACGGAATAATAATCCGTTAAATATACGGAGAAATAATACGAAATGGCAGGGGTTGTCTGCAACACAGACAGATAAAAGTTTCTTTCAGTTTAAAACTATGGCATACGGTTATCGTGCTGCTTTTAAAACTCTTCAAACTTATATTCTTAATAAGTATGATACTGACAAAGACGGCACGGCCAATGAACTTGAAGATGTTATTATGCGATGGGCACCGCCATGTGAGAACAATACTGAAGTGTATATTGCCACAGTCGAAAAGCGTTCAGGCATATCTCGTCATACAATTCTGAACAGAAACAACCGGGAACAACTTATTGCGGTGGTGGCTGCAATGAGTTATGTTGAGAATGGTGTTCCTGCAAACATGGATGAGGTAAGGAAAGGTTGGGAGTTGATATAGGAAACAAACATATAAACACATAGAAGATATGGCAAACTTGAATTTTACTCTTAAAGAAGAGGATTGGTACGAAAGCCAACCTATACAGTTATCTACTGGGAAATTTGCTATTAGCATCAATTTTGGAGATGCAGCAAACAACAGAGTTGTTGTGTACAAAAGTTCTAATGGAAAGGATTATGTACCTTACAAAACAGCACTTGGGGTTGGAGAGTTCTGTGATATGAATGTCGACGGGTTGATAGCCGGACAATATGTTATGGTAGGATGTAATGAACTTCCTATTTCATCTTCATTTTTGGAAAGTTCTGATGGTAGCAGCAGTGCGAGCAAATCGGATATTTTAGCAGAAAGCGGACGTGCTCAACTGGCAGAGTCCCAACTGGAACAGTCCATAAATGCGGTGAAGACCGCTTTGGATGAATTGGTTGGTACTGTTGATGCGACTACGGCCATTGACACCTTCAATGAAATTGAAACCTTCCTTGCAGGAGTAACCAATGAAAAAACTCTGACTGGAATGTTGGCTGTTACTGATGGAAAGGCCGTGACCGCACAAACAACGGCTGATGCTGCAAAAAGTACAGCTCAAACAGCTCTTAGCAAAGCCACTGCCAATGAAACAAAACTTAATACAATACCTGAAATGCCGGAGAATGACGGTAAGATATATGGTTTCTGTAATGGTGCATGGGTAGTTATTGCGGAAGTTGGTAAAAATGTATATACAGATTGATTATGAGATTGAAGATAGGTATAGGAGTAATCTTTGTGTTACTCCTTGCGGCAACCTTTTTGATGTACCGGTTGTGGCAGGAAGAGAAGAAGGAAAGTGCCCGACTTTCAGATAATATGAAAAGTCTCTGTACTGGGCTTGAAGAATATAAGATTAGGGATAGTCTAAATGTGGTTGAAAACCATGTTTTACGGCTTAACATAGAAGAATTGAAAGAGCTGCGGAGTGCGGATGCAAAACTAATAAAAGAATTGAATCTGCGTCCAAAAGAAGTCGAATATATCACAACCACAAAAGTTGTCACTAAAGACAGTATTGTATTTGTTCTGAAAGACAGCTGTTTCAATTATTCAGATAAATGGGTGGATTTTTATGCAAATATTCCTGACAGCACATTTACTTATGAAGTGAGAGACAGTCTTTCAAGTGCGATAAGCCGGATATATAAACACAGGTTCCTATGGTGGAGATGGGGGACAAAGGGGTATAAACAAACGATAGTCAATCATAACCCACGAAGCAAAATCGTTTATAATGAAATTGTAAAGGTGGAACATTAATTAAGGCACTATAAAATATTTTGTGTAAATGCGAAATACGGGATTCTAAAAAGAGTTCCGTATTTTTTTATTTATAACTTTGT